AACAAGAATCATGAAACAAAAAAGTGTGTTCTGCCGTTGTGCGGGCTACTAAAAATGATAACCCGCTATTAAACGCTATGTTTGGATATAACAACCAATATATAGCAGTCTTCAACATTTCTTTAGTTTTCCCACAAAAAGACTGGGAGGACGAGGACGCGGATTTAGACGAATTTTTTAAAAAGTTTAAAACAATGGTAAAAGAAAACGCCGAAAGTTTTAAATTTTACGATTTCCCTATAAGCGAATTAACGGGCGGTGCGTGCAATTCTGTACTTATTGTTGCTACTAAGCAAACAATGGCGGTACGGAGAATATTATCATTAACAGATAAGCAAACATCTTTGGCAGTTGCTAAACAAAATGTAATGGCAGCTATATCAAAGAAAAGGTATAAACCGTTAAACGATGAGGAAATTGAAAAACTCAAAAACTCTAAAACCGACAAAGACGACGAAACAGAAGACGACGAAGAGTAAAGGTAAGGTGTACTATGAGAGTAGTACACCAACCTTTTTTTGCTCGGTTGAAACACTGAACTTACATAGCATTCTTAATATATAGCCCATTACATCAATACAAAGGAATAAGTTAAAACAAGATATTAAGCTACACCATAATAGCTTTATGAGGAGATATAGACGAGAGTCCTCCATTATGGTACACGGAATAGTCATGTATTATTGAGTATACATGTCTATTTACAATTAGTCTTGCTAAATTGGAACGTGTCTAAAGAACCACTATGCTCTAAAGGAAAGAAAATCTTGAATTTAGGACTAGTGATGTGTAACGAGGAAAACTACCTTTTTGAAAGAGTAATTAACTTTCTTAAATTTAGTTTAACTCATTATACATTAATACCCTTGAGGTATAACCCTGTTTGTGATTCGGCAGGTATACATAGACAATGTCGTCTGTGTATTATGAGGGTGTATTTGACCGATACATCAAGAGTTTCATGGTCAAAGGTTTTTAGAATCCTTAAAACTAAAGTTGTTCCACTTAGGATTTAAGTTAGATACACAGTCTACTTGGACACTAGACAAGTACAGATTGTTTAGTGCTTTTAATTTGGCGAACAAGCCAGGCGGTTACTGCCATTACAGTAAGTATCTGTACTACTCTGTATAAAAGTAACAAAAATGGTTGAAATTCCTTGGAGTGTAGAGTAATTAGCCTCACCAGCTGCTACTCTGACAGTGGTGTGTCAGACATTCCTAAAATCTATCTAGTATTCTCCACCTTGACGTGGTTAGGTAGCTCCCGATAGGGTCTAAGAGAGAATAAAAGCTAATATATGGTAGCTTAGTGTCCGTATAAATAAGTATACTTAATTCTTAAAAACATGACAAAAGAAGAGTTAAAAAATGTATTCTTTGTAAGACTCGAAGAGCTTAAATTTCAGCTCGATAGAGAAGGTTCGATATGGACTATGCATAGCGACTTAGAGATAAATAATGAAAATCTAGAAATGCAACTTCTAGATACATTTAATCTTGTAGGGGCTATCGATGAAATAGACCCTTCTACAAAAGCTTACATAGAAAGTTTAGTTAATGACTTAATTGAAACTAGCAATAAATATAAGAAATTAACAAGAACTTTCGTTAATCTTACGCCACACTGCGTATGTCTGAACGATGGGACACAGTTTCCAGCATCGGGCAATATCGCTCGCGTGGCAGCATCTTTCAAGGAAACTGGCGAAGGATTCTACACTCAAGTATTTGGGGAAGTAGAGAACCTTCCAGCTCCAGTAAAGGGCGTTTATTATATCGTTTCTGCTATGGTGTTTAGCGCCACTGACAGAAAAGATGTAGTAGCTCCTGCTACTGGACACCCTGAGTGCGTACGCAATGATAAGGGACAGATTGTATCTGTACCTGGATTTGTAGTACGCTAAGGTGCAAGTTGAGTTTAGGTAATACTCAACGTGTAGACAAAATTACAGCTGAGCCAAAGGAGAGGTGGCTTTGTGTCCTCTCCTAGTAATTAACACAAATCATTTAACCACTAATGATAAATTGTGTTATGTTTAAGAAGGATTACCTTCACGACGTGTGTCGTAAGGAGTTCTCTCTTAAGCTTAACGCTTTAGTTAAAGAGTTAGATGAAAATAACCAGCTCTGGGCATTAAACCCAGACAACGTACGCTATGGCTATAATTTAGATATAGAGTTCAGCTGGTTTTTCGGTCTAGTTGGTTCAGATATAAATGACATAACAAGGTCTCTTATAAATGAACTAACAGCTCTTAACAACAAGGTTAATAAAACCCTAGATATTAATAGCATGTATGATGTAGTTGATGCAAATGGCAACACATTGTTTATTAATATATGGGGCGACTCATCTGAGTTTGGATATAGCGATACTTTCTCTTTATCAGACAATAGTAAAATAGAAATATTTTACTGCGCTGATGGAGTACCAGGTAGCGTTAAACTTGTATAAAGCGTTAGCAAGTTGGGATACCAATCCCAATATATAGATAAAATTGGATAAGGTGAAAGAGCTTACACCTGAAATAATGTTAAGCTCGTAGTTTTTAATTAAATATATTCATACATAAATGAGATATTTAATTGACGATGCTGCAATGTTGCCAGCAACAGCTATCTTTACAGGAACAACTCCTGTAGATAGTATGTTACGAGCAATGTGGTGCTTTGAAGATGGTGGTTATACCTATGATAAGGACTATGCTACGCAGTATCAGAACTATGTAACCAGTAGTGGCTATGAAATCCTTGATAAGGATGTAGTAGATTGTCGCACTGGAGAAGAATATAAGCACTGGAGCAAAGCTCCTCTCCACTCTCCTAATGAAGGTGATGAGATTATACTCGCAACTTACGAAGATGGTAAGTTGGTGCTTAAAAACTTCGCTATATAGTTCAAATTGAGTTGCTAAACTCAATACATAAACAAAATTAGCTATGTGATGCTGCCTCACAGAATAAGTAGGTAGCAGAGTTAAAAAATACAGAGTTAGTGTGGTCTCTGTTCAAAACCACACACTTTTAAGCTAAGTAGTAATAGCGTTGTGTTTACTACAAGTGTTAATATTATCAAAATAATAAAAAGATGGAAAATAAGTATGAGATGATGTTGGGGGAAATCAGAAAGCAATTCGTCCCAACAGACTTCAGTCTCGAGCAAGTAGGCGTTGTTATGAAAGCGTGTAATTATATCTTTAATAACATCCATCTTCTAATAGATTTATTAGAATGGAAGGTCGAAGGTGAAAAACTTGTCTGTGAAGCTCCATTTATAGGAAGTTTCGTAATCCGTTATTCTTATGAAGAAAACAGATTCGAAGTATTCTATGAAGGAGAATTCATAGGGTACAAGAATACAATGTCTGCCGCTAAATTAGTGGCTAATGACTTTTATAAGTCAAAGATATGCGGCATACTTGGATTATTCCCTAAAAGGGAATAGTTCAAGTATGAACTAATACGTTACAAGCATAAATTACAGAGGATACAGAGCTAAGGTGGTCGTACCCTAACAACCTTCGAGCGTTGGCGTGAAAGTATGTAGTTTATAGTTTGATGGTTTTCTTAAGCCTAGTAACGAAATAAAAAACCAAAGTAGCTCTTGTAAAAGGTTATCCTGTGAGAGAGAACAAAACGTCCAGTGATGCATTTGCATGTTTACGGGTTTATATATAATATAAACAGCGGGTTCGGACTACCGCCTGGACTATTTTTATAACATTTCAAACAACGACAAATTACAAATAATGTATGAAATACGATAAAAAAGAAGACAACATAATAATGAATTTATTATGCTTTGGATTAGGGTTATTCACAACATATTTTGTCATTAGTTTATTTGGAGGGCGAATCTTAGGCTCTCTGGAGTACGCTAACTTTAAAACTCTAGACTATAAAATAGAGTTAATAAAGGCATATCAGGAGTATCATACTGCAACAAAGCAGCTGATACTTAACGACCCTTCAGCTGTAAAAGCTGAGCAGAGAGTTGATAGTATAGAGAATTTAGAGGATTGTCCAGAATAAATAAATAATGTAAAACTATGAATGAGTTATTTAAATATAATAGTTCCAAACAGGAATACTTGTTAAACGCTATTAACGAGTATCTAGAAATGGAAGAATTTGATTCTGCAATTGAGTTTATAAAAGGAAGAAAAAAAGAACTCGAAGAAGAAAAGATAGGTGTAAACAAATGCATGGGATATGATTTCTATATCATTACAAAAGATATAAAAAGAATTTCTAATGCCAAGATGGTTATTGTAATAGATAGTAAAATCCAAATTAATGATACTAAGATGGTATGCTGTTACAAATCATCTAATATTGTTGCAAAAGGTTGTTTGTCAATATTGACCTACAATGATTCTTTTATAAGTGCTATAGCATGTGATAAACTTATAGCATATAATAATAGCAGAATTGTAGCCTGTGATGTAAGAAATATTACGTTACAAAATAATGCATTCGGGAAATTTATGGGAAACTCTAAAGGAGTAGCCTATGATAATTGTAGTGTAACCTGCTACAATACTTCGGAATGTGTTTTATATGGTACAGTAAAAGGATACTTCTATCAGTTTTCAAAAGGACATTGTTATAATGAATCTATAGCAAATGCTTATGCGGATAGTGAACTAAAACTACACGATAGGTCAACTGCGTTCGTTTTTGATGACGTAAAGGCTAAATGCAGTGATTCATCTTCTATAGAAATTAGAGGCACCAGTGAAACTATCCTTAAATTTGGAACCAGAGCTATCGTTGCTGATAGAACTTTTACAGATGATAGAGTTGGTTCTTTGATAGCTGAAAAAGGTTCTGTTGTATACGCTAAAGAAAACCCAATATGTAATATTATTTTGAAGTTTGGAGCGGTAAATATAAACACAGAAACTAAAGAAGTTATGGTGTGTGAGTAATTAATGACAATTTAATTACTCACAATACTAATAGCGAAAAAGATTAGTACACAAGTCTTTCCTAGATTAGGTTCTATTGTGTACATTTAAGTTGTCAGCCCCTGTGTGAATAACAGTAGCACTTATAGGAACTGTCTGGAGTGACCACGAAAGTGGTAATTTTGCCATTATTTAAAAGACTACAAGGGCATGTAGAAAAAAACATGGATAGAAGATTTGCAAAGTTTACGGAAATAACTTTCGACTATCATGACAAACCAAAACCATCAAATGAATTGATGGTGGACACGTCTCAAATCTTAGCAATAAGAGAAACAGGCTCATGGACCGAAATCATAACAGCAGAAGAAAATTTTGGTGTTATAGAGTCTTTTGAAGAAGTTAGAAAAATATTAGACATCTAATTTGATATGTTTATAGAGATATTAGATTTAAATAGAGGAAGAACTTTGTTAAATGTAAATAATATAATTTACATAAACGAAGATGTTGAAAATAACAGAGTTATATTATCCATAGTCGATAGTTTGTTAATAACAAACGAACCATATGAAAAAATAATGGAAAAGATAAATGGAAAATATACAGAAAAAACAACTTCAGAGACTCCAGAAACTTCCCAATCGCCATTGAAAAGTAATAAAAAGTACAAAGTAAAATTACTTTCAAGACCAGAAAAATACTTGAAGACAATAGCGTATACACGAAGTATATTGGATATACAATTAAAAACAGCAAAGGAATTGGTTGATAATGCACCAACAATAATTGCTGAGTTTGATGACATGGAAGATGCTGTAAAATTTCAAAAACTATTAAATAATTGTGATGCAGAAACATCAATAATTGAAGAATAATGAGCAAAATGGAAAATAATAAAATACTAACAGAAAAAGACTTACCGTATCTAAGAAAAACTGTAAAGTTAGATGATGGAAAGTCTTATAAATCTTTCAAAAAGAGAAAGGTTAAAGCTAATCATATGACAAAAGAAGAAGAGCAAAAGTTCTTCGGTCATAGTTTTGGTCCTACTAAGAAGTCTAATCTTTATATAGATAAAGATGGAGTTACTCTACTGTTTGATAAACTTAAGAGGTTTTGTGATATTCTGCCTAAAACAGAAGAAAATATAAAGTTCTTGAGCGAAAATCGTGGTGTTCAATACGAAATGTTTATATGATATGGAAATTGGAGATATAAAAATCAGTAAGATTAATCCATATGATGAAAACTATTCTATAATGTGTTGTCTAAACTTTGCCGATTGTGAAAAAAGACTTATAAATAACAATGAAAGTCTATTGCAAGAAGTAAAAAACATCATAAAGATGTATAATAAAGACGTATCACCATATACTGATTTATCAGGAGTGTTTTACGTTATAGATATACGTAATTTGAAAGCGGATTTCAAACGTGTATATTTTCATACATTCTTTAAGAAAGACAAATATAACTATAGGTTAGTATACGCCAAGAGATTAAAGAAAGCGGTGAGAGATATAGAAAATGCAGTAAACAACTATAAAGAATAATTATCAAAATTATGAATGTTATCAAAATAAGTGACAGTATGTTAAAAATCTCTACAATAGTAGAGGTTGAAGAAGAGTTCATTAAAACATCAGATTTGCTCAACTTTTACAAGAAAAAAGAGCATGAAATAGTAAGTCCTCTTGTAGAAAAGATAAAGGAAATCGACTCAAGTTTAGGACTTTGCGAAAGTGAAGCGGGTATTGTTTGCGTTGAGTTCATATCAAAAGAAATTCCATTAGATACAGTTGAAATGGAACTTGGTGGAAATGATTTTGATAAAATCAACAACCTTATAACAATGCAAAAAGAAATCGTAGAAGCATTGTTACTTAAAGATGTGACAAGTTCTATCATAGATAGAATTAACAAAAACGTACACGATATACTCGATGGAGAATAAGGAGGTTCATATAAAAAACCAGCTTATCAAACAGAGGAAAGATAAATCCTCTGTTGATAAGGTTGGTAATCCCAGATTTAGACTATTCTTTAAGTCTGGGAATGCTACCATATTAGTAGCAAAGGGTCTAACGAAAAATCAAATCAAAATCCTAACAGAGGAGTTTAAGGCAAACCTTGACAATTATAATTCAAAAATCGAAGGATTTTGGTTAGTAGTAAAATAAAAAACATTATCAAAATGGAACAAACATCTGAAAACAAAAGAAGAGTAAGATTATTGGGACTTAAGAAGTTTCAAGAAATTGACAAAGCTAGAAAAGCTCGTCAAGCTGCAAAGCAAAAAAGAGGTGGTAAACTTAAGAAGAGTTTATTGGATGTAGAAAACAAGAAGAAACTACGCAATAATAAACCAATAAATATAAAACCTTTCCATCATACAGACGACAAGAGTAAATTTACTAAACAGGTCGTTAAAAAGGAAAGAATCGAAAAGACACCACCAAGAAGAATTCTATGTATTATCGTTCCGAACGGTTTTTCTGTTATTACAGATAAGACAAGGAAGAAAAAGATATACAAACGTGGTGTAAAACATGAAGTATTAAGTGTTGAAGAAAGGGATGTAAATATTGTAGCGCATAATGAAAATGCATGCAAATATATTCTAATGAAAGCATCTGTTCCAGAATCAATTATATCTATTAGCAAGAACTACTGTTCAGTAGCTCTTAGAAGCCAAAAAGATGAACTTGATGTAATAAAGGCTATTGAAGGCTATAATCTTCAAACACAAGTATACAGAAAGGTAAAATAGCAAATGTAGGTGCTAAGTCCTGCATAAGAAAATAATTATCAAAATTAATTAAAATGGAAAATAATTGCTTTTGGGCTAGAATGACCCTAGTTGTAGCATTGATTGTAATGTTTATCGCCTTATGTGTTACAAAATGTAATGCACAAAGTTATACACAGAAAACAAAAGCTCAATACGACACTGTGTATTGTAACGCTAAGTATATTATAAAATATACTAGTACTACAACATCAACAGGTAAACCAAGGTATTTTGCTGTATATAAAGATGCAGCGAATAAAATTAACGAACTGATTCCAGTTAGCCAAACTGTATATGATTATATAGAGACCTGTAAAGCTAATGGAATTGAACCATCTCTTGGTATAAAACTAAGGAATGGTCAAATTAGTTCATTGATTAGGTTCAAACCAGTATTGAGGGTTACAAGGAAATGAAAATTGGAGATTTAGTACAATACACCTTAAGAAAAAACAATCTTAAGGTGTATGGAATAATAACAGCAGAGAACTACAAAGGCGATGCTTTCTTCATTAGAAAGAGTAACGGTAACGTAATTAAAAAAGACAAAACGTGTCTTAAAGCTGTAAAATTTCCTTCTTTAGTTATAACACAGAAAGAGTGCGATGATATATTAAAAGGAGTTATTGTTTTAAAACACAAGTTATCTAAATCGTGGGAAAGGGTATTCGACGAAGAACCAGAAATTGTTAAATTATTAACAAAAACTGGACAAAAGATGATTGTGGAAATAAGGCAGTTTGAAAAAATTATTCATTACGAGAAAAGTGAAAAGACTTGGAATGGATATTTTCATAAAGCTTGCAAGTTACAAGCTCCTTTTAAAGAAGTACTATATATAAGATACAGTATAAAAAACATTATATATTATGAAAACTCCAAAACCAGGACAACTATGCACAATAAATAATGTTGTATACAGAGCTTACAAAGCGGAAAACGGTTGTGAAGGTTGTGCATTTAATAATCTCTACACCTGTATGGGGATTGTTGATGGTAAAACCAGACAATCAAAATTAGATTGTAGATATAAATCAATTATATTTAAACGAGTTACAAAATGGAAGAAGAAATAAAGAAGAGAAATCGTCTTCTACAACTAAGATTAAGAAGAATAGAACTAATTCTGTTTTTCATAGCCGTATTTGTATATTATTACATCGGCTCACTTGTTGATGCTACATTTTTCAATGTTGCGTTAATAGCAATTTGTGTAATATGGTATGGAATTACTGTATTACAATATCACAGTGATTAACTGAAAAGGGAGGTGGTATCAAACCATCTCCCGAAAAGATACTTCTAACACTACCTACGCTCTCGAAGGCCAAGAGGGGTACGGCTGGTCCCAAGTCCAGAATGAAAGAACGTGGAGGGGAAGTATACTATCAAAGTGTATGACAAGTAATTGCAATTGCTTGTAGCAAACGCTGAGGATTGAATTCTCCATACACTACTATATACGCCATCTTTTTAGGTTTTGAATTTTATTTAGCTAAGAGCAGCGGCTCTAATAAACAACGGTTCGTGAGAATAGTTGTTTTATCATATATGAAATTTAGTAATTAGTTAAAGATTATTA